TTAATTCCGATGGCACAGCAAGTATACTAAATGGTTTTTTTGAAGCTTACGAAAAAAATAAACTTACTCCATTACAACTAGAACAACTTATTATTAACAGACCTGATTCTGAATTTAAGGATGGTCCTCCTTGTATCGAATCATTAACTCAAACTAAATTAAAGGATGGTAGAGATAGAGTTCTTTACCAATATATTCAATATGCAAAAAGGAAATGGCCAGAAGATTGGGCTGATAGAATAAATCATTTTAATTATACTTATTTCGAGACTCCTTTAACAGACAAAATTATTCAAGATAAAATAAGATCTAATAAAAAAGAATTCTTTTATAAATGTAACGAAGAGCCAATGTGTAGTCATTGTGACAAAGCTCTATGTAAAACAAGAGCATATGGCATAGGGGGAGATACCGTTTTTCCTCTTTTAAGTGATCTTCAAAAAATTTTATTAGATACTCCTTATTATTATGTAAATGTAGATGGACAACGAGTGAAATTAGAAAATGCTATAGTTCTTTATGATCAACGATTATTTCAAATAGCAGTTCTAGAACAAATCGATTTAATACTACCCACGGTCAAGAAAACAGACTGGAAAAAACTGATTCAAAGATTATTAGATGGTCTTGAAGAAATAGACCCACCAGCAGGATCTTCAAAAATAGATCAACTTCAGGATCACTTAGAAGAATTTTGTACAAACAGAAGTTCGCCTACTACTACCAAAGAAGATATTACTCGAGGAAATGTTTATTATTCTAATAAAAAGCATTATTTTGTCTTTAGCAGATTTTTTCATGGATTTTTACAAAAAAGAAAATGGGATGAAAAGTCTCAAGTCACACAGCGCATGTTACAGGAACATTTTAAATGTGAAGAAGAAAGAATGATGATAGGAAAAAAGAAAATATCTGTCATTGTTGCAAGTTCATTAGAGAGAATAGAAGCTCCTTATAAATCCAAAGAACTCAAACCAAAGGATCCTTATTAATGAAAACAATAGTCTTAGGACCACCAGGCACAGGTAAAACTACCACAATGCTTAATAAGGTTGATGAACATTTAAAAGAAACAGATCCCGATAGAATTGGGTATTTTGCTTTTACTCAAAAAGCTGCTTATGAAGCACGAGATAGAGCTATGGAAAAATTTAATTTAAGCGAAGACGATCTTCCTTATTTTAGAACCCTTCACTCATTAGCTTTTAGACGTCTAGGAATTCGAAAAGAAAATGTCATGCAGCCGCACCATTATCAAGACTTAGGAAAAAAGATAGATTTTCCTGTTGATTATTTAGAATATGATGATGAAGAAGGGGGAATTTTTAAGACTAAGAGTGATTACCTGCGTATTCTCCAATTAGCAAAATTGAGAAATATTAGTTTTGAAAAACAATATGACCTAAAAGAACATACACAAGTGGTTGAGTTTGATAAACTTAGAATATTAGCTCATGAATTAGAACGATATAAAAAATTATATAATCTTATAGATTTCAATGACATGATTTTAAAATTTATCAAGTCGGATGCTTCTCCTGTATTTGATGTCGTCTTTATTGATGAAGCTCAAGATTTATCCTTAATGCAATGGGACATGGCCAAAAGTATCTGGAATAAATCTGGAGATTCTTACATTGCTGGCGATGATGATCAAGCTATCTTTCGATGGGCTGGTGCAGATGTAGACAGTTTTATTGCCCAAACAGGAAAATTTTTAAATTTAACGGAGTCTTTCAGAGTTCCACGAAAGGTTCATGATCTTGCTTTGAATCTTATTGAACGAGTTTCTAATCGATTAGCTAAAAATTGGAGTCCTAGATTGGCTGAAGGATCTTTAACACGTTACCCAGAGTTTGATCACATAGACATGAATCAAGGACAATGGTTAGTTTTAGCGCGTACTAAATTTATGTTAAATGATTTAGAAGAAGTCCTTTATCGCAAAGGATTATTTTACAAAAATAAATTCAAACGTTCTTATGAGCAAGATTTATATGATGCTATTACAGACTGGGAAAAATTAAGAAAAGGAGCCTCTCTGGAATATGATAAGTTACAACAAATATTCAATTACATAGGTCCTAAAAATTTACATAAAGAAAAAATATTTGGAATGGTAAAAGATAATCATTATAATCTCACTCAATTAAAAAAAGATTTTGGATTACAAACAGAGGCAATTTGGTACAAAGCTTTAGATCAAGCACCTTTTAGAAGAGTGGATTATATTAGAAAGATGAGAAGTAATGGGGAACAATTAAATAAAAAACCACGTATTTTATTATCAACGATACACGGAGTCAAGGGAGGCGAAGAACAAAACGTTGTTTTATTAAGTGATTTAAGTTTAAATACACAAAAAGGATATGAAAGGAATCCAGATGATGAAAATCGACTGTTCTACGTAGGTGCAACGCGAACTAAAGAACATCTGCACATCGTTGAACCAAAAGATTTTTACAAAAGTTATCCCGTATGATGCCCCATACACTTAGTAGTGAAATTGTTTTACTGTCAATGATGACATTTTATTTTGGAATTAAACTTTATCTTATAGTTACATGAGCGCATACAAGAAACAAATAGGAGGATCTCATTATAAAGATATGAAGATTCAACCTGCCCAGTTTATAAATGAAAATAATTTGCCTTTTGCAGAAGGGAATGCTATTAAGTATATCTGTAGACATAGACATAAAGGAGAAGTTCAAGATTTAGAAAAAGCAAAACACTACATTGATATGATTATTGAAAGAGATTACGGTGATCACATTAAACCTTTACCTCATGGTTTTACCTTTAAGGAAAAGGAATAATGCAGCTCCCTTTATTCAAACCTCAAACCGAATGGTTACCTCCTGATAGCTTTCCCGACCTCTCTTCTTATGAAGAAATTTCCATAGACTTAGAAACCAAAGATCCTGAATTAAAAAGAATGGGATCAGGTGCTATTACCGGTCAAGGTGATGTTACTGGCATTGCTGTCGCTGTTAAAAATTGGTCAGGTTATTATCCGATTGCTCATGAAGGGGGTGGCAATATGGATCGTAAAAGAGTTTTAAAATGGTTTCAAGGTATTCTTGATACTCCCGCGGTTAAAATTTTTCATAACGCCATGTACGATGTCTGTTGGATCCGGCACCTAGGACTAAGAATTAATGGACGAATCGTTGATACTATGATCGCCTGCGCACTGGTTGATGAAAATCAAATGCGCTATGATTTAAACAATTGTGCCAAGCGTTATACGGGAAAAGGAAAAGATGAAAACGCTCTCTACGCAGCTGCAAAAGAATGGGGAGTGGATGCTAAAGTTGAAATGTATAAATTGCCAGCTATGTATGTTGGAGCTTACGCGGAGAAGGATGCTGAAATTACTTTAGAACTTTGGCAAGAACTTAAAAAAGAAATAGAGATCCAAGACATTAGCTCAATTTTTCAACTTGAAGTGGAGCTTTTTCCATGTCTGGTGGAAATGAGATTTCTGGGTGTACGTGTAAATCAAGAACAAGCTTTCAACGAAAAGAAAACATTAGTCGAACAGGAACAAAAATTACTTACAGCCGTAAAGAGCGAAACAGGAATAGATGTACAGATCTGGGCGGCACGTTCAATTGTTAAAATTTTTGACAAATTAAAATTACCCTATGATCGAACGATTAAAACCGAAGCTCCATCTTTTACTAAAAATTTTTTAGCTCACCATCCTCATCCTCTTATTAACAAAATTGCTCAAGCCCGAGAGATTAATAAAGCTCACACCACCTTCATTGATACTATTTTAAAACATACCCATAAAGGAAGAATCTTTGCTGAAATTAATCAATTGCGTGGAGACAATGGAGGAACGGTAACAGGACGATTCAGCTATGCGAATCCTAATCTCCAACAAATTCCTGCACGGAACAAGGACCTCGGACCACGGATCAGGGCCCTCTTTCTACCTGAAGAAGCTCATCACTGGGGTTGTTTTGATTATAATCAGCAAGAGCCACGCCTCGTGGTGCATTATGC